TAACATAGTTGCCTTTTCCTCTTCTTGTTTCTTTAGCAATAACATTAGCTTCTCTTTCGATCTGTACAATAAGACCTTTTGCTTTTTCAGCCAACCATCTGCCGTCTGAATCAGTGTGCAAGTTAAAGATACCCTTAACAGCAACGCTTGATTGTCCAGCACCTAGCTTAGCTTTTTGGTTTACAGTTCTAACAATTTCTCTGTTGATTTCCGCAAGGATTTCAGAAGAAAGGATGTTAGCAAGTTCACCTTCAGCGTCTAGACCGTGTACAGCTTTAAGATCTTGTGCAAGTTCCATTGTGTACTCAGCTTTAAGAGCTCTTGACTTAGCAGTAACAGTAGACTTATCGATTGAGAAAGCCATCTCACCGAAAGTAGTACCGCCGCCATCACCTAGTGCTTCAGATTGAGCAGTAGTTAGACCACCACCAACTGTTGAGAAAATCTCACCAGCAGTTTCACCAGTTGCCAAAGAACCATCACTGTCATCGACAGCAGCTTCTAGACCAGAAGGACCTGCTTCTTGAGTACCGCCACCTGAGAAAGCTGTATTAGCTTCATCAAACAATGCTTCAGTACCGCCTTGAGTGCTATATCTTGACTTCATAGCAAAGATAAGACCAGTAGGACCTGACATAGGCTGTACACCAGCGATATCATAAGCGATAAGGTTAGGCATAGCTCTTCTTACTAAAGAGATAAGAACAGGATCAAATCCTGCGATGTTACCTGCAGTAGCACCCATACCAGCGCCTACGGCGTTAGCATGTACTTCTGAGATCATGTTACCTTTTACAGCGTGAGCTTCTTCTCTTGCTGCGATTTCTTGGTTCTCTAACAATCGAGCAGTTACTGCTGCTCTATGACTGTCTTGAATTGATGGAACATCTGCGTGCCCGAGAACTGGAGCCCACTTTTCCATTAAGTTTTTGTCTGCGTTAAACATTTTTTGTTTCCCCTATATAGACTATTTGTTATATTTTGAAATAGCTTGAGTGTATCTAGCCATAACATCACTGATATCAGCCGGAGCCTCGTCAGTACCAACTAAGTTTTGAGCTTCATCTACTGATTCTTGAACTTCAGATCTGAAGTATGATTCTTTAACAACATTCACTTTCATTTCGAAAGATTCTGCGTCGTCAAAATCAATATCTTCTACCAAAGATGCAAGCTTTTCAGCTTCAGTCAATGCTAGCCCAGAAGATGCATTTCTTACAACTTCGGCTCTTTCCAATAAGGAAACAGACTCAGTCAGTGCGATATTATCTTCCGTTGATTTATTTAATGATTCTTCCAGTTCAGCAACTTGGTCGGCTAATTCGTCGACTAGGTCTACCTTACCTTCAGGAACCTCGATATAGTGCTCTTTGAACACTGATTGTAGAGAAGCCATAAAGTCCTCAGCAATCTCAGTCCTAAGACCAGTACTTACTGCAACTTCGTTCTCTGTCATCCAGTTAGTAACAACATAGTTAAGATAAGAATCTACCTTTTCTACGAGCTCTGACTTGATTTCAGTTACTTCTTCTTCAAGATTTGCGACATACTCAGATTCCAGTCTATCAATCTCTGCACTTACTTTGGACTTCAAAGCAGCTTCAAAGATGATTCCAGCTTTTGCTTGGAAACCATCGGATAGTGTAGCTTCTTCAGCCACTAATGATTCTAAATCTTCAGAGTAGTCAATATGGTCGACATTTACGTCTTCCTTAACTGGCTTCTCTTCTTCTTCGTCATCACCATGATCACTTTCCACGGTTTTCATAACACTAGCATAAATCTTTTGTGCGTCTAGTTTTTTTGATTTCTTCAACATATCATTTACTGATGCCATAATAGCAGCCTTAGTTTTAGGCATTTCGACTACAGGTTTTTCGTCTTCGTCGTCATCCTCATCGGAATCTTCCTTAACTTCTTCTTCGTCTTCGTCGTCTTCATCAGACTCCTTGACTTCCTCTTCGTCATCATCCTTCTCTTCAGCTTCTTTTCTAGCTTTAGCTTCTATGATTTCTTCGTCTTGAACTTGTTCGTCTTCAACGAGCTCCTCACTTTCTGATACGTCTTCGACTAAACCATATTTATTTTCGTCATTAGACATAATTTATTCTCCTATTAAGAATTTACAAGTTTAGAGAGGAAATTCTTAAAAGCTTTAATCTCTACATCAGATGATCTCATGTTTCGAGCTTCCTTGATTTCAGTCTCAATTTTCTCAACTTCTTGTGGGCAAAGTACACCATTATTCCATACCCAATCAACACCTTCCATAATTCCATTGACAAATGCCTCTGGAGCTGAAGGGTCCTGAACGATATCTACGGTAGACAACATAAAGTCATCTTTCACATACATAGTGCCATTTTTTTGCACAAGACTTCCCATACCACGACTTGATACACCAAGCTTAACGCCACCTTCGAGAAGACCTTTTACGATCTGTCCCATAGGGGTTTCTAAGATTGATGCCTTTCCAATAACATTACTTCCGTCAAATTTGAGTTCAGTAATCTTATGTGAAACTTTATCTAAGTTAATAGTAGGACCTTCAGGGTGGTTTAATTCCCCAACGGCTCTACCTTGACTTACTTGTTCTTTTACATATTTGTTAACTGCATTTTCTAAAATGCTCTTTTCATATATCCGGCCATTTCTATTCTTGGCATCGGCTTGCATGAAAACACCCTCTATGCAAAGGGTCTTTTTACCGTTAACTTTCTCTTCAATAACCTCTAGGTTACTGTCGTTATATTCTGCTATAAGTTTCATTTACTTATTTCCGTTGTTATTCCTCTTCTTTAGAGGCCTGCCTGTCTTGTAATGAAGAAGCAATTTCAATCTTCTTTGCATCAAGAGCAGCAGTTAATTTATCGGCCATAACGGAATTAAACTGCTTACTAGCAGCAACGTTATCGCCATTTTTTACATCATTAATTAAATTTTCAATACTCATTTATTTTTGTCCTTCGTTATATATTTATAATATTTTAAATGTCAAGGTCGTCATCATCTTCAATATCGCCTGATGCTTTTTCAGCAGCGATTTGTTTTTGAATTTCAGCGATCTCATCATCAGTTTGTCGTAAGATATTCTTACGAATCCATTCATTTGATACGTATTTTCCAACATACTCATCCATTTGAGCTAACATTTCAAAACGTTCTCTTGTTATCTCAGCTTCTTTTAATTCACTAAAGTAATTATCTTCAATAAAGTCAAAGTATATATCTTCCTTCCATTTCAACCAATCTTCTTTAGTAATAATGCCTTTCAGCATTAACTGCGTTTTTAGCAATTGTAAGAATAGATCACTAAACCTCTTTCTCAATCTATCTAAAAACTTCTTAAACTTAACCTCATCTCTAGAGATCTCAGTAGATCTACCAAGATTAAATCCAGACTCTTGCTCTAAACGATTAGCTGGAACGTTGAGCGACTTGTACAGCTTCTTTTGGAAGTAGATGATGTCGTCGATTTGTCCGAGGTTTTCCCCGCCGGGTAACGTTGAAATTTCTGTACCTCTACCACCTTCTCTACGCGGTAGGAAGAAGTCTTCCAACATCGACATGTGCTTACGATCATCTTTAATATCTCCAGTCTTAGCATCGTATACTAATTTATTTCTATACTGACCCATGATATTTTTTAAGTATTCTTCAGCTTTACCTTTAGGAAGGTTACCTACATCAATATAAAAAATTCTACGTTCAGGTGCTCTACTTATTCTGTATATAACCAATGAGTCTTCCATCATTCTTAATTGATTAACTGGTTTAATCGCTTTATGTAAGAATGATAATATTCTTTTACGACTTGGATCTAACATTCCTGAAGTACAATATGCTATTGAGTCAGGGTGTATTTTTAATCCTTTATCGTCACCTTGCATCTTAGTATCTTGGAACAAAAAGTACTCTTCAGACTTTTTAATAATTTTTGCACCAGTTCTAGGATCGGTTACTTCTTCTATTTCTTTGATCTTTCTTAGTTTAGTTGGATCAATATATCTTAATTCTTGAATACCCTTCTTAGGGTTTTTGTTGTCGATAATGATATGATACGGCAATCTACCGTCTACATACCATTTTCTAAAAATATCGTGTGAGTAACTATTAAATTTGAGTAATGAGATAATATTCTCAAACTCTTCTTTCATAAGTTTCTTTATTTTATCAGATGCTTCCATTTCATCCATAACAATTTCAATAGGTGCTGACCTATTGTCACCTACAATTGCTTCATTTATAATATCCTCTACGGCTGCATCGCATTCTGGATGTGAAGCAACATCTCTATATTTGTATATAAGATCTACTTCGTTTTTTGCAGTATCACCGTCAATATCAACATACTGGCCAAAGTGACCACCACTGTTAATAACGCCAACACCGTCTTCGTCTGTGTCCGGAACAAAGGAAGGAAGCTCTGGAAGCTTTTGCCCCTTTCTATTGATCTCAAAACCAAAAAGTTCTGCCATTTTCTATTTACCTCAATATTATCGGAGGGGAGATTAACTCCCCTCGTTTAATATTATTTATACAGCTTTTAAGAAGTAGTTCCAGACTCCCAATATTGTACCTGTAACTCAACTGTAAATTCTTCAATCTGATTTTCATTATCGTATGAAAGTTCGATTGTAGAAAGATTAGTTGGGAAACAGCCACGCATATCGTAAGTCTTAGTTACTTCGCCTTGCTTGTTTAACTGCTCAACAATAATGTCAGCCATATAATCGGTAGGATTACTTTGACCAGTGTTATTGTTGTGTTCGCTAATACCATTCATCCATCTTTCGAATGAGTTTCTTACTTCAAAACCAGTATCATTAATCACTGTTAATGTTACTGGTTCAAAAGTTCTGTCACCAGCTAGTTGTAGTTGTCTGCCTCTGAATAATACAGGGACAGGAGCTACGACTGATGAAGGAAACTGAGCACCCTTAATCATGAAGGAAGATAGTTCAACGTCACCTTGAGCATAAGCAGGGAAGTTACATGTTACTTTGAACATGTTTGAACGTGCACCACCGCCTACTAGCTTAGATTTAAAATCGTCTACGCCTAAAATTGCCATTATTCTTCTCCTAATTAACTACCGGCGACTTCTGAGAAATCGACTCCGGTTCTTGTTGCAATAAAGTTAAGTGAGATGAAGTTAATAGACCTTGAAGGCTTGATAAAGATATCAGCAACAAATCTATTAGCATCAATTACTTGACCTGTGTTGTTTGTAGTATCACATACGACTCTAAAGTCTGTAACACCACGTCTTCCTTTTACATCTCTTAAGAATGGCTCAAGAAGATTCCTAAATTGAGCTCTAGTAAACTCGTCGTTAAATTCGAAAAGTTGTCCCTTAGCTGCAGTAGATACTGCTTTCTCAATTACAATGAATAATCTTCTTACGTTGATTCTATCAAATGCACTTGGCTTGCTCAATAATGTTTTGTCTCCAAATAACATAGTACCTTGACCAGGGAAAGAAACGAGAGGATTAATTCTTGCTTTATAAAGCATGTCTCTATCAGCCTTTTTAGGATTATATGCTAATTTAGTAACACCAAATAGTTGGCCTCTTGTTGATCCCGCAGGTGAGAACCATGCGTCAGCAACATTGTCTGTATTTGCACAAAGACCTGCGCAAAGACCAGAAGCTCCTAACCATCTGTATACGTCGTTATATTTGTCATAAACATAAACAGCACCAGAATCGGTTGAAGCGTAAGAAGTAGAGGCTAATGTGTCAGCCCACGCTTTTACGGTAGTAGCAGGAGCAGCGACTCCAACTGAATCTTCGATCGGAGGTGATACAAAGGCCATACAGTCTTTTCTTGTGTTACATATTGAAATAAGTTTATCTGCAATATCTTTTGCGCCATTGGCGTCTGGATATGCAAACAAAAGGTTAACATCGACAGTTTCAGCATCCGCTAAAAAATCGTATGCGGTACCAAGCTCTCCGTGAGTTGGAGCATTATCGTCGGTTCCATTTGTCAGGTCAGCAGTAATTACTGTATCGAGAGTAGTAAATACAGTATCTGCAGTCGCGTCACCGATACTATCTCCAGCATCAGCTAATCCAGTAGGTGCTAA